CAGTAAATACTCTTGGTCTATCTAGTGACTGTAAGTCTGTAGTAACAGGGTTGTTTGCAGGTGTATCATTTACTGGATAATAGAACCAACCTACAATACCTTCAAAATCTCTTGATATGTATCTTGCAGGCCCACCAACATATAAGCTATCCCAGTTA